GATGTGAACCTCTAAAACGCCGAGGTCGCTTGTGAATACGTCCGAAGCGACTTGCGTGTAGTGGATCGTCAGCGTGTCCGTTGACGCGAACGTGTTGTTGATCGTTGGATTTGCGTTCGGTGCGACTACTGTTCCTACTGTCGATCCCTCAGTAATTGTCAGCGTTGACTTCGTAGTGCCTACTGAGTAAAGACTTCTAGGCGTGGCGCCTGTAGTAAGTATCAGGTCAAGTGATCCTTGTCCCGAGCTGCCACTAGATGTAGTCGTGAAAAGTCCGTACCAACCTACTATAGTACCAGTAAAGCCTAGCGGAAGCGCCGCATAGACGTTGTTAGTACCTGCAAGGTTCGTCAGCTTGATCGCATATTCTAGTTGGCCTGCTCTGTAGGTTACTCCTTGCGCGCCCACGCCGCCGGTGTACTTTACGTCGTGTATCTCGCCAGCTCCGCTACAGGCGTCCTGCGACAAGAACCCAACGATGACATCCGAACCAAGTGTACCCGGACCTAACCGCCCTGCTGTATCGTAAAGCTTAAGGCCGTTTCCAGGGCTGGCAGTCGTACCCATAACAACTTTGCTGTGTCCGAGTTCACGAACCACCGCAATATCGCCAATAGGTGGATCGTTTTGAAGAATCCCCCATGCCTGGTTTCCAGGTACGGTTACAGAGTCAAGCGCTGGAGGTACTGTTGAGGTCGTCAAAGACTGTGGTGACGTACTTGCGAGGTACACGTTACCATCGTTACCCATTGCAACGGCTCTGAACTGATAACTTGATAGATCCATGCCCGCGACATATGACATATCGAGGACGGGTGTATCGCCGACCATTAGAACTCACCTCGAGATGCGGCTAGGTTGTGATTAAGGACTTCCTTGTATCCTTCTGGGTCTGCGTGCACAACGTCGGTGTACGCTTGTTCGTACGTTATCCCTGCTGATTTCTGTAGTGCTTTGGCTTCTGCATCCCACCTAACAAGTGGGTTCGATGCGTCGCCTTCGAGCGAGCTGCCGTATTCTGCGAACAGGTCGCCTTTTCTAAGCATTTCCTCGTGAGCATCAAGAAGGTGGATAAATGCCTGGAAGGACTTTTCTGGAAGGTAGTCTGCTGCGTCTTTCATCAGATTGACGAAATCAGCACCTTTAGCAATACGGGTGTACTGCGCTGCCTTCGCAAGAAAAACCTCTTCCCGCTTTTGCTCTTCCATCTTGGCGATGCGCTCGTCCTTCTCTACGAGGGCCTTCCATATCGGACGGACGGCCTTTTGCACATCTTCAGGTAGAAGATCAAGGTCTTCCTCTTTCTCGATCTTTTCGAGGGTTTTTTCTATACTCTTTTTCATTTTCGTTGCCTTTGATTTCTGAGCTCCGTCGTCTCCATCGCAACCGTCATCGTCCTCATCGTCGTCCTCAGTAGGCTTCGCTTTCTTAGTGCTGGCTTTCTGAAAACCTGCGATAGACGAGATCTCATCAAAGAAGTTTGCGGGGAGTTCTTCAGCAACAGATTTCGCAAGAGTGACCATGGCCTCTCCTACTTCCATCGCTTCAGGTTGTAGCCCAGGAATCCCTTTTTCTATTTTGTCCGCCAGTCCTTCCTCGTGATAATTTTTAAGGACGTCGATAGCGAACGCTGGTTCTTGTGTTTCTGCCATAGAATTAGATCCTGGTGCGCGTTTTAATTCTGACTTGACCAAATGAAGTTTCTTACGGTTCGCCCCGCGTGTTACGAGGTGAACGGAATTAACCTCAGTATCGACAAGTTCAGTGTCTTTTTCAAGAGTAGCTACGCTAAGTGCGTCATTCGCTTCAGCTTTATCGTTCACTCGCGCCTTGTTACCCTTTAGAGTTAGGTTACGCTTTTACGCGCACACCTGTTCCGTCGATGCTATACGCGCCGAGTTCTCCGCTCTGTGCGCGTTTCCAAAGTGCATCGTTAATCTTCGTGAACAGCACCCAGGAGCCTTTCGTGATGTGTTCGCCATCGACGACCATATCAACGGGCGCGATGAAGCTCTCCACAGGCGTCGCCTCGGACGGACTCAGTTCTTTCTGATGGTGGAGTCCTATTCTACCGGCATTGGCGAGATAATTCTGCGCGACCTTTCGCAGTTCATCGGGACGTATAAAGTCCCCCTGCGTATCGGTCTTGCAGACAGGTCCATTGCACGGTTCATAGACAACACCCCACACTAGATGGTCTGTCCCTTTCAACAGGCGCGCGGTGTAGTGCCAGGCCGCTGCTTGCTTTTGTATCGGTTCAAAATTCTCCTGAGAGTATTTAAGCGTTACTTGTTTTTTGACGTTAATCTGGCTTAATTTCTCAGGACGTTGTATCAGTTTTTTCGGTATCTAGCTTCGAGAGCCTTTGATACCTGATATCTCTTCCTTTGCAGCTCATCCTTTGTCCTCGGAGTATAGAGTGAATTTGGATGAGGCAGTGTGAATTCGACTTCTCTATCTAACGCTTTTTTCACTGTGTGGCCAAGTGCGATTATTGGAAGCTTATTGCCGCTTTCAATCTTTTCGATTTCTTCGGTGAACCAGGGTTGCCACTTCTCTATTTCTTCGGCAGTTGGTTCTCTGACTTTGCCGCTGTCGTCTTTTAGCAGATTCGGCACGAGGTAGGTAATCGCAACGTCGTTTCTCGTGAGTCCTAAAGGAGTCAGGTATTCATCGTTGAATGTCTTGCCTGTAGCTCCTGCCAAAGCGGTTTTCCTGATAGACTCCATGATGCCTGGCGATGCAGCGACGAAGGTAAGTATAGGTCTTTGTCCTATGTAGGTCGGAACATCTGCTTTAGAGATGCCTTTGCCGGATTTCAGTTTCATGCAGTTGTCCGCTACCTTCTGACAATCAGGATGTAAGTCCCCATCGCTTGCTTTTGAGATATTATCTGGTGCGTCTTCACCGATGTCTTTGTAGTATGAACGCAGAGTGGCTTTCATGCTGTTTAACTCGTCAGGGGGTATTCCGCTTGATTGATTAATTCTTCCTGCTGCGGCGCCGAGTGCTGCGCGACTTATCTGGAACTTACCATTGATTATGTCAGCTACCGGGAATTTATAACCTTTAATGTTATCAGCATTGTTTGGGTCGTGATACAAGAATCCCTTGCCGAACTTCTGCCAGTTTACATTATCCTTATCCGGACCCCCAGCCCATGCTAAAAGTCTTTTCTGTGCTGCACCGGCATCCCAACTACCAGTCGAAGCGATTGGGGCGTCCTGCTTGCCGTGAGCCGTCTTTTCCATTTCTTCTTTATCCATTTTACTTTTACCTTGTTGTACCGGCGCTTGTACTGCCGGTTGCTCTGGACCTGACCCAGAAGCCTCGCATGCTTCATCCCCTTCTGCACACGTTTCCGGTTGTAGTTGCGGAGGTGCAGGAGGTGTTAACGGTTTTTCGTTCGTAGGTAGCGGTATCGGTGTTATGTCTGCCGGTATCGGTTGTTTCTCTACTTCTGCGTTTACTTCGGCCTGTGTATTTTGTGCTTGACTAGCTTCAGTGGTCTGAGCAGCATTTCGAGCTGCGCGTGCATTGGCACTTGCTTTGCCACCAGCACGAGGTAACGCTTGCCTGTGTAAGTTCTCCATTACGTGCGGGGGTACATACTGCCTGACGCCTTCAAGTAAGGCGTTCATATATTCTTCACTATATTGCTTAGGTTTGGATTCCTTTTCAACAGCGATTTCTTCTTTCATTTTTGCTTTGTTACCAATTTTAAAAATTCCACATCGGTCTTTGCGCCTTTACTAAGATTGCATTTTGCGCAACTTAGTACAATATTCGTGATATCATTAGAACCTCCGCGAGATATTGGAATCTTATGCTCTATGTGAATCTCTCTGTCAAATGATGCATAAAGTAATTCACCGCAATAATAACAGAATCCTTCTTGTTGTTCAAATAACTCGTTTAGCTCTTTAAAGGTGAATGTGCCGCCATTACCTTTTTTCCGGGCCCGGTAGTTATGTATATAGTTCAGATGTCTATCATGATTCGCTTCACGTGACTTACGCGCATATTTCAGAGCCTTGTCGGGATTTAAAGAGAACCAATCTCGTGAACTTTGGAGGCATTGCTCACATTTTGCGAATAGATTAGATTCTAACGGCTTGCCACATCTGATACAGCATCCTTCTGGAGGTACTTTTCTATGCGTGCGTATCCATTCGCGTTGGTAATTTCTGTTGTACTCTATCCATTTGGGTTGCTTACGATAATTGCGATAACTCTCGCGGCATGCACTACACTGTTTAAACTTCGCGTCTTCAGCTTCTCGACCGCATTTAGAACACTTCATTGCTGATCCTCATAGGATTCAACAGCTTGGTTTTCCATTTGTAGGTTGTTTCCTCTTTATCTTATCGTGCTAAAAAATATGCTAACGTCGTTATGTAACAGACCGCTATAAGCGCGGCGATTGAAAATATCACATACGCTTTAGTTTCTTTCATTTTTCACATTCCCTTTTTAAC